GCATCCGCGACTGTTCTTCCTCGGCCTTCCTTGCAAGTTCTGCTTGATCTCGCTCCCGCATTCTTCGATCAGTAGTCCACTCGGCCAGAGCCGCAGCCCACTCTTCAGCATCATTAAATTGCGCCATTGTAGGTCTGGAATCCGGTTCATCCGATTTCGGCGGATTCACCTTTGCTTCCAAATCCTTTAATCGCGCTTCTAAAGCTTCTCGAGTTTTTCGCTCACGTTCCGCTTCTTGGCGGGCCGCTTCGCGCTGCTTCGTCAGTTCCGAAAACCGCTTTTCTAGTTTTGGGTTTTGCTTCTTTTCACCTGTTGCAGCTTCTCCCTCGGCCTCTGATTCACTCCCATCTTGCTCGACAACCGGCTCCGCATCAGCGGCCTCAGTTGGAGTTTCTGGCTGGGCTAAACCAAGTTTTTTTGCCTGGAAATCAGCTAAATTTTCACTCGTTACCAGGTTCGCAGCTTGTTTCCTTGCTGGCTCCTGGCTTACTTCTGCTACTTCAGACATGGATTACTCCAAGAATAAACCCGATGATCCCATCGGTAGGTTTAAGCTATTAGAAACCGTTTCTTGATAGATGTCAACGCGGCCCCATTGGTACACCAGGAATCGCTGGCTGCTCGAGCGGCTGCGGCTGCATCTGTTGCGCTGCCATCATGGCCATGGCCTGGTCGTCCATCATCGGCGCCTGGCCCATTGGCTGCTCGGCAATCTGCATTTCCTGTTGCAAGAATGGGTTACTAGACTGGTTTACCTCTTGTTCGGCAAAGCCAGCCGTCTCAGCCTGCTCTATGTCTCTGCGGGCAATCTCGCCTTGTAATTGGCGAATATCCATGCCCTTTAGCAATAGTTTGGTAATGGCATCTAATTCGCCGCGGTTTTGATCAACCTCTGAACGCATGATCTGCTGGTTGACCTTGGCCTCGTTGATGGTGTCGGTGTTGTATGCCCGCGAGGTGACATCCATCAGCTTGCGCCGGTTCTGGCCTTCTTCCTTCATTCGCTGGACATCGGTCTGGTGCTGAAGGTTCATGGTCAGGGCTGCAATCTGCTGCTGAAGGTCGGCCACCATCTTCTGGCTGGCCATAAGCTGCATTTGAACCTGGGGCGGGATATCGGATTTTTCGTCAATCTGGGCCATTGGATTGACTGCGGCTAGGCGGTCAGCAATCACATCGGCGCCAGGAAAGTCCATGTTGCGGAACACCAAATCTCCGGCGGCCTGAAACAGTTCTGGGTTGGCCTGCAATAGCGGAATCATAGACTCGACTGCTTCTTGGCGCTTGGATTGATATCCAGGGCCGGTGTCCATGTAGACATCATACTCACCGACTGTCACATCATTGAGAATCTTCTCAACGCCAGACTCGTCCACAACCCGTTGGTTGATAGTAACCATTTCGGGTTGGTTGTCGTATCCAATGATCCGCATGACCCGCTCTTTATCGTAAATCTTGGGAATCAGGTCCAGAATGATCCTACCGGTTTGCTTCAGCGACCTGGTTAAGTTGTCGTAATAATGGAAATTCGACAGGTCAATTTGCATCTGCTGGCCGCGGATGGCCTTGCCCGACTGATTGCCCTGCATAAATTGATTAGCGTCAAAAATACCGACAACCGTCTGAAGGTCGTTATTAATGCTGCTGGTCGCCTCAACAATGCCGGCAGGCGGGGGCTCGGGCTGCAACCTGATTGGCTGCGGAGCCATCACGCCCTCGATATCCTTTTGCTTATATCTCAGGACCGGTGTCGCCTTGATGTTAGCTTGCGCCCACTCATTCTCATGGCCTTCGTCCTGGCCTTCGGCAAGCAGCCACTTGGCCTTGGGAGCCAGGGCAACCGACTCAGTCAGAGCGGTTCGCCAGTAGTTGTACATCCGCTGGGGGTCTTTGGCCATGCGCACAATGCCGTACTTTTTGCGCTTGTCATCGACCACAAGTTGCTGGCCGTAGACCGGAACCACGGGAATGTACTTCCCAACCCAGGTTGATTCTTCCAATACTTCCATGCCGGTCAGCTTGGCCCACTTGATGGTCTTGCGCATGGTGTCGCGCTCAGCCACAACCTCAATGCCTGCGGCCGTCATAATGTCAGAGCTTGGGGCGTCTTCCTTGTAAACCTGGGTGCCGTCCGATAGCAAGAGCAGCTTGGTCTTCTTGCGCTCGGTGTACCACCATTCAGCGACCCGGATGTCGTCCTTCATTATCCAATCTGCGTCCGCATCGCCGGTCCCGCGCATATTGAAGTTGCCGCCATCGTCAGCGCCAGGGTATTGAGCCTTAAAGTCCTTCTTGCTCATCACCTCGGTAATCAAGCAAGACTCAGAGTCCGAGCCGTCCGGCATCTGGGAGTTCGGGTCCATGTAGACCGTGAAGGGGTTCGCAATCGGTCGAATATAGATTTCCTGGTCGAATGAGTCTTCCCGCACATAGTCGGTGACCACTCGCCAATAGCCCCAGCCCATGCGGACCGCAAATTCAAAAGCCGTGTCGTAGGCCGTGTCGGCGTCCGAGTTCACCTCAATATGCTTGAAGATGCCCGTCAGGATATCGGCCACCTTGGCGTTGGCGGTTGAGTTCATCGAATGGGCCTTCATACGGGGCCGAGCCTGGCGCTGCTGGTTGCAGACCTGGCGGATGAACCCGTCCAGCTTATTAATTGTCAAGCATGGCCTGGCTTCAAGGTTGCGGGAGTTCTGCACCTCGACCGGCCATTGATCGCCTGATGAGAATTTAAGGTCGTCCAGGGCATCCTGGCGGTTGTAAGAATCCGCATCGTTAGCGAATCTCAAGAATTTTTGCGCATCTTGTATGCGCTTGTCGTTAGCCATAATCACCCCATCCATGAGCCAGCCGGCTGGTAAGTTGCCCGTTTTCCTGTCGATTTACGGGGCTCGTTTACCACCAGGCCAATATACCTAAACGCATCCGCACCATGCGAATAAATGTCGTGCAGCGGCGTCTTGGAAAACTGTTTAGTATCTGGGTCCACATCATACCGATAGTGGCGCAGACATTGTAGCCCTTGGTGGCAATTCTCTCGGTCGAAATAGCATTTCCCAAACATAGTTCGAGCGGCGTTGATTGAGTCCGCAATCGGTGTCCTTGGCACAATCTGGACCTTGTAGCCCCCGGCCCTGACAATGTCTGCAATCGAGCGGCCAGACGCAGCCAGGGTCGAATTCTCGGCATCATGGGGCAGCCAGATAGTGTCGTAGTGATAGCCATACTTCTGCATTTCGGACATATACCAGGACATGGTCTTCTGACTGTCTTCCAGATACCTGATCAACCGGATCTCAAACCCAATAAATTGCACAAACCAAATGGCCGTGTTGTCGGCCCAGCCAAGGTCAAAGACCGCGTGGACAGGTTTAATGGCGTCATACGGGACCTTGGTGAGTCTGCCATCCAGGTCCGCCATGGTTATCTCGTTGGCGAACACGGCGCCGTCCACGGTCTTGCGGCAGATTCCTTCCCAGACCATGTTGTAGGTTTCGATGTCTCGGACCTGGAGGTTGTCCTTTTCCTCGCGCAGAGTCTGCGGAAACCAGGGGTTGTCGCGCCAGGTAATCTTCTGAACCACCGCGCTGGGCGGAGGCGAGACCACGAACCGTTGATAGGTCTCATCCGTCTCAAGTTCTGGGTTGAAGGTGACCCAGATTTCGCTGCCGTCCTTACGAATGGTTGGGATCAGCACATTCCAAGAGGTTTTGGAAACAGTTTGTGCCTCCTCAACCCAACAGATATCCACACCCTCAAAAGATTTGACATTGGTGATGTTGTTTTTCAACCCGATAAAAAAGAATTCAGAGCCATTCTTGCCGCGGATCGAGGTCTGGGTTATCTCGTAGAACGATTCCAGGCCCAGAGCAATGATCTGGTCGGTCAGCAGCTTATGGACCGAGTCCTTAATAGATACCTGAAATTCTCGAGCGCAGAGGATGCGGAGCGGGTCCTTGGCTGCCTTGATTAAGAGAGCCCTGGCAACACCCCAAGATTTTGCGCCGCCGCGGCCACCGTAAAGAACCTTATATCGGTTGGGCTCGAACAGGCATTTGAGTTTGATTGGAAATTCAGCTTTGGCAACGGCCTGCTGAAGTTGCTCCTGGTCGATTACTTCTGGCGCCTCGATCATTCTTGTGGCTTAACGAACATGACCTGGATGCCGGAAAGGATCGGAGTTCCGTCCGAGTTCTGCATCTCGGTCGTCTGAACGGCCTTGCCATCCAGGCGGTCGATAACCTCTTTCACGGCCCAGGCCTCGCCTGTTTCCGCTTGCGTGATCAGTTGGTTGACGATGCTTTCCAGCCTATGCGGCTCTTGTACAAGCACTTTGCGGAGCTTGTCGTAAAACATCTTGCCTTTGATGGCATTTGTATTTCCTATCGGTGCGGCCATGTAGATTGTCTCAATCTATAAGTTCCTGATGCGCAATGATAAACCGTTTCTTATTGCTTGTGAATCTATTCTTTGGTAAACTGTTTACTCTTTCGGAGAGTGATGCTATGAAAAAGATTGTCTTCTACTGTGGAGTTAATGATCAAACTGGTAACGCCTACTTTCGCAATGCGCCTCATTTCTTGTCTTTGGAGGATCACGAAAGGATCGCAGTTCTGAGTAAGGTAATTGCCGAGTTAACGAATCACCTGGAGTACACGGTCAAAAGGGTTACCGACGCAACGATTCAAGAAATTCGGACAAAACATCCGCGTGTTGCTGAGTAAACATTTCTCCCTGGTGGGACATCCGCATTTTGGCCAGGATCTGGTCGTCTCTCTTATTTTTGGCTCTTTGTTCCGCAAATAGGTTCTGGAATATCTTCTCAGCCGGCACGCCGGTCTCTACGGCATCGATGTTCAGGCCGCCCAAGTATCTGCCAGGGATTCCTGTTGAATAGGATTGGTGGGCATAGTCTGGAGTGATTAGTTCTTTTTCTGGCATTGCCTGGAATATGGTCTGTCCCGCATAACCTGGTCGCAGGCCTGCCTCGGTCATCACCCTTTGGGTGTCTTCGTATCTCGGGAACCCCATGTCCCTGAATCTGGCCGTGTTTACATTTTGTGCGATAGCGGTCCGCAGTTGGCCAGGGGTAAAGTCTTTGGTCGTTCTGGTCACCATCATTTCTTCGATGTTCGGAGAATTGACACCGGCAAAATTCTGGAAAGGGTAAGTCCTCACCTTTTTGGTAGACCCTGGGACCGCCTTCTCAACAGGCGTGTTCCGCACCGCCTCGTTGAACGCCGAAATTGCGTCTGAGTCAGGTTTTAAGGCATCGAGCTGCCGGACAAATGACTGTGCCATGTGGTGGCTAAAGTCTGCCGAATTCGGGCCTCCACCAAAGAAAACCCCCAATACATCATCGTCCCCAAATTTTCTAAAGTTGGCCTGTTTACCGGCCGCAGCATTGAGTTCTGACGCATAGGCATTACCCTGCGCGATGTTCTGGTCCACCAAACTATATTTCCGGCCGGCCTGCTGGGTTACCGGTTTCGATAGGGGAACGCCGCCCACCTGGTAGACATCCCCGCCAATTGGGGATAGATCCCCGAAGACCGGAACAACCCGCTTGCCAACCATTGTTTGGGGGTCCAGGGCAATCTCTGAAATTAGGTTTAAACCTGGGGTTGGTTTAATGATATCGCCACCGGCCAGGCGCATTTCCTCACGGCGCTGAACCGCAGGGTTCGCCAACGATTTCTCAAATTTATTTACCGCTTTTTTCTCGTATTGATTTAATTCTGAAATTGTTCGCCCAGGAAACAAAATCTCATTGATTGGCACTCCACGAATCTTGGCAATCTGAGCCAAAGGAACCAGTTGCCCAGCTTCTTCTAAAACTTGTGGGGCCGTAGCCTTTGGGTTTTTTGTAACAAACTGGACTAAGGCGTCCGCCGTGTCGTCCGCGGCCCTTTTAACGCCTCTGGATACGGTTGGCA